AAGCAAGCCAAACAGATAAGCAGTTAATGGCACAAGATCAGCAACAAGCCACAGCTACTGCAACAACCACTGGTACACCTGCCCCCGCGGCCGCGGAGTAAAACAATGTCAAAGAAATTACTTAGAGAATATTATGCATTATGTGAAGGCGGCGTATGTCAAGATCTTCTCACTGAAGACGAAAAGAGATTTGTATCTGAGGGCGGAATGATTCTTTCCGGCATTATGCAGATGTCTGAAACTCAAAATGGAAATGGTAGAATTTACCCACACAAAACCTTAGTTCGCGAAGTTGAAAATTATAAAAAAGTTGTAAAAGAACGCAGAGCCCTTGGCGAGCTTGATCACCCTGACGATTCTGTAATTAACTTAAAAAACTGCTCTCACATGGTTACATCTGTGTGGATGGAAGAAAACAAAGTTATGGGTAAGATTAAGGTTTTAGAAACACCATCTGGTAAAATTCTTAAAGAATTAGTCAATGGTGGGGCTACTGTTGGAGTATCTTCTAGAGGTATGGGTTCTGTAAAAGAAGCGGGTGGTCGCACGATAGTAGAAGACGATTTTCAATTGATTTGTTTCGATATGGTTTCTGAACCTTCCACTCCGGGTGCATTTATGATGCGAGAAGCTAAAGAATTTAACAATGATGTTTTCACAAAGGCTGATAAAATCAATCGGCTTTTAAACGAGGTTTTAAGTGAAGAAGAGTGATTTAAAAGAAATGATTAAGCCTCTTGTAAAAGAGTGCATACACGAAGTCCTTTTGGAAGAAGGACTTTTGTCGAATGTGGTATCTGAGGTAGCCAAAGGCTTGCAGACTGCCCCAGTTATCAAAGAAGAAAAGATAGTTAAACAAACTGCACCACCACCCAAAAGCAAAAACTATAATTCAGAACGAAAGAAATTAATGGACGCTTTAGGAAAAGATGCGTACAATGGTGTTAATCTGTTTGAGGGCACCACTCCTGCCCCCGCAGACTCACCAGCAGGGTCAGTAGACCTTGGAGATCCAAACGACGCTGGAGTGGATATAAGCTCGATTATGGAGCATTCAAGTAAAATTTGGAACTCAATGAAGTAGGATATAATGAGAAAAAAGAAACCAGCAAATGTATCTGTAACTCTTAGAGAGTGCAGAGGTAATCAAGAAGTAATGATCAGAAGGTTTATTAAAAAGACCAAGAAAGCAAAGATTGTTGAAAAGGTCAGAGAGGGTCGTTATTACACAAAGCCCTCTGATCAAAAACGATTGGATAAAAAGAAAGCTGATCGTAAACGCAAGAGAGATGAACTCAAAAAACAAAGAGCGTTAGAAAAACGCACGAGAAAAAATAGATGACTATTTATTATTGTAAACATAAAAGAGGGAGAAATAATGTCCGTTTATAAAGCAACAAGTTGGGGTCGCACAAGAAGACCAAAACATTTAGTAGAACACCTTCCGACAACAAAACAGGGAGCAACTACAGTAGCGGTAACCGCTGAATCCGATCTTAACAATAATTTAAATGATGGTACTGAGGGACAGAATGGTTATTCAACAGAAAATCAAAGATTCCTACATGTTCTTGTAAAAACAAATAATAGTAAATCTGTTGCAATTTATGCATATAATTACGCTTTTGGAGAATGGGCACAATTGTTTTTACCATTAGGAAATGCGACACACACTGCCGCAGTAGCCACCACTGGAAGCGGCGGAGAAGCTATACACTATATTTTCGATATAGCGGGTGTTGATAGGGTGGCATTTGTTTCAGGCGATGCCCCCGGAACCGTGCGTGCTGCGTGTAGCACGTTCTAAGGAGTTTTTTAGTGTCAAGTTTTGGATGGGCATATATTGATTGTAGTAGTAGCGCCGGGTTAACTATTCCCGGTCCTGTTAACTCAGTGGTATTCCTCACAGGGGCAAATTCCCCAAGCGGCTCATCTAAACTTTTATACTACACTGGTTCAGAGGGTGGCGGACACTCTCCAAGCACTCTTGTACTGTCAGGAAACTTGGTTGTTACTGGTGCTGTTAGCGCTAGTGTTTTTCAATATGAAAACATTACAATTATTGATACAACAGGTTCAACATTTTTTGGTAACTCCAACGACGATACACACTCTAGAATCGGCAGCTTAATTGTTAAGAATGCTGCAGGAGTCAATGTTTTAAGCTCCAGTGCAATAAGCCAAAAAACTCATGTACGTGGCTTCAATGTAATGTACGAAACTGTTTTGCCAACAAGCAGCTTAACAGCAATTCATACGGCTAGTAGTCCTAGTTATATTATTGGTGTCCGTTCCACTGGCAGTGTTAAGATAGAAATTCCTGCTCCATCAACATACGGCACTGGAGCAATCTTGTTAGTTAAAGATGAAGTAGGACACCTTAACGGAACAGACATAAGATTAAGCGCATCATCCGCTGCTACATATACAATTGATGGCGCAACAAATTATGTTCTCACAGGATCAAATCCTGCGATTAGTTTATATTCTAATGGAGCCAACTGGTTTGTCTTCTAATTAATAAGAGAGGCTAACAAATGGCATACAACAATTTATCAGGTACGGTTGCTCAGCCAAACAAGATGATGCCTCGCCAAGATATTAATGGCAGCATCATTGTGCCGATTATTTCTGGCAGTCTAAGCACTTCGGACGCAGCAGAAGTAATCAACGTCCCTCGCGTCTCAAACGCAACAAATAATTCTATTATTACTAATGTCGGTGGTGATGCAAACACACTAACATGTGAGAGTAATTTAAAGTTTGATGGAACTACATTAAGTGTTATTGGTGATATTAGTGCTAGTATAAATATTTCTGCTTCTGCATTTCACGGAGATGGCAGTAAACTTACTAACATTAACTTTGATAATATTGTTGCCGCATCACCCCCCTTCTCCGTTCAGTTTCACGATGGTGTAGATGGAGATATTACTGGTTCGACAAGCCTTATATTTCAAAATAATGTTTTGCAAATTGGTGGCGGATTAAAATTTAACAGAAGAAGTGTGAGCACAACGATTACTGCTTCAACTACGGATTATTATATTGGTACCGACACAACTAATGGTGTACTAGCAATAAGGCTGCCAGATGCAGCAAGCTTATTAAGTGGACAGACTTACGTTGTTAAGGATGAAGCTGGAACGGCCAACAATAATAATGTAACAATTGCTGCGTCTGGATCACAGACAATCGACGGTCAAAATCAAGTAATTTTGGAATCACCCTTTGCATCAATCCAGCTTTATTGTAACGGAACCAATAAATACTTTATTACATAGATTTAATACCATGTAGTACGCACTATTTAATAACGAGCAGGTTAGTGATCTGGATCAAATCTGGATTGGTATATCTGCTCAAGCTCTTATGTATAAAAACATTTTAATGGAGGGTTTTTAAATATGGCTTATAAATTTCAATTCGGACAGGCTATTCTGTCCGGTAACTTGGATCAAGAAGGTGACATAGTTGTTAAAGACATAGCTGGTAATACTCAAGCTAAAGTCGAAGACAATGGTGTTATTTCTGGTTCGAGTAACTTTTCTGCAGGTGGTACTGTTTCACTTCTTGGTGTCGCACAAGCTGCAGTCGATGTCGCTAATGACTCACTTTTCTATTTTGACGCTACTGACGGATTAATGAAGAAAGAGACTGTTGGCGCATTCGCTGCTGACATCGCTGGTGATGGTCTCGCCGCTTCTTCTAATCAACTTGCTGTACAGGTTGATGATTCTACAATTGAAACCGATTCTGATGCGCTTCGCGTTAAAGATGCCGGTATTACCGAAGCTAAACTTAATGCTTCTGTAGCTGGTGATGGTCTTACTGGTGGTGCTGGTAATGCACTCGCAGTTGGTGCTGGTTCACTTATCGACGTTCAAGCGAATGTTGTTGATGTTGATCTTACTGAAGCTGCAGCAGCTACTCTCGCTGACGGCGACCATTTCATCTTCCTTGATGGTGGTGCTACTGGTGCTGCATCCAAGGGTTCGACTGCTGATCTTGCTGCCTTGTTAGACGGTTCAGGTCTTAGTCGTTCTAACTCGACTCTTTCTGTCGCCGTTTCTGGTGCTGTCCACATTGCTTCCGATAAAGTTTCGCTTTCCGGTTCAATCACTGGAGATGCATTAGACTTTGCTGGTGGCGTAGATTCGATTTCTACAATTCACGTTGTTGCTGATGAAAGCACAATTGAAGCTGCTGGTCGTTCTTCAATTCGTCTTAAAGACGATGGTGTTACCGGTGCAAAACTTGCCCCAGCAGTTGCTGCGGGTGGTTTAACTCAAGATGGTTCTGGTAACCTTCAAGTTGGCGCTGGTGCTCTTATTGATGTTCAAGCTGATCAAGTTGATGTTGATCTTACCGAAGCTGCCGCGGCTACTATTGCTAACGGTGACCACTTAATCTTCCTTGATGGTGGTGCTACTGGTGCTGCATCCAAAGGCTCTACTGCCGACCTCGCAGCGTTGTTAGATGGTTCTGGTCTTAGCCGCTCCAACTCAACTCTCTCGGTTGCAGTTTCTGGCGCTGTTCACATCGCTTCTGATAAGGTTTCGATTACTGGTTCTATTACCGGTGATGCGTTAGACTTTGTTGGTGGTGCAGACTCGATTTCTGCAATTCACGTTGTTGCTGATGAAAGCACAATTGAAGCTGCTGGCAAGTCGTCCTTGAATGTCAAGGCTGCTGGTATTACCGCTACTCACCTTAACGCTTCGGTCGCTGGTGTTGGTCTTTCCGGTGGTGCTGGTACGGCTCTTGCTGTTGATCTCAACGAGCTTGTTGCTGAGCAAATCGCTTCCGGCGACTTCTTAGCATTCGTTGACTCGACTGATAATGGCACTCACAAGGAAACTGTTGATGATCTCGCAACTCTTTTCGCTGGTAACGGTCTTTCCGCTGCTTCTGCAGTCATGGCTCTTGACCTTAACGAGTTAAGCGCTGTTGATATCGCTGCTGGTGACTTTATTGCTATTGTCGATTCTACCGACAACAGCACTAAGAAAGAGTCTATCGATGACATCGCAACTCTTTTCGCTGGTAATGGTCTGTCCGCTGCTTCGGCAGTTATGGCTGTTGATCTTAACGAGTTAAGTGCTGCTTCTGTTAGCGTCGCTAACGATAGCATTGCTATTATTGATGCTGACGACAGTAACGGCTCTAGAAAAGAAAGCATTGCTGACCTTGTTTCGGCAATGGCTGGTGCTGGTCTCGCGGCCTCCAACGGCGTTCTTTCGACACAAGCTGGTCAAAGCACACAAATGTCTTCTGGTACTGCACTTTCTGAAGGTTACAACTTCACTACCGGTTCTGCTGGTGGTAGTTTCACACTTCCGAATAACCCAAGTACTGGTGATATTGTTGTCATCAAGCGTGGTCAAACCGGTGATGTTACAGTCTCTACTGCACACAACTCTCAAACTATCGATGGCGAAACAGCGATTCTCCTTGAATCGCCACACGCTGCAGTTAGCTTGGTTTACCTTGTTACAGGTAGCTGGGGTATCGTGTAATCAAATTTCCAACGTCAGTTGGATACTTGGATGTCTCCTTTACGGGGGGCATCCTTTTTTTTGTACTACTTAAATATATGAACGTATTAGATTTACACGGAACAACACACCGTGAAGCTTCAAGTTTAGTCGAAGAATTTATACTAAAAAATGAAACACCTTTAAAAATTATAACTGGTAATTCATATAAAATGAAAATTATAGTTAAAGAAATAGTTGAGAAACATGAAATGATTTATTTCCCAGAACACTTCAGTAATTTTGGTGCATACATTATACAAGACAAAACACTTAATCAATCTATTTATGGATGAGAGGATTTTAAATGGCATATAATATTCTTAAGGGCACAGTCGATGGCTCTGTTGATCAACACGCTGATCAGGAGATTGGCGGAGTGAAAGTATTTAAAAACACTGTTAGCGCAAGCGTCTTTTGGGATACCGACGCACAGAGTCCCTGCGCTACCTTAAAAGATGTTGGTGTGCGTAGTGTTGCAGGAAAAACAAAAAATGGTATTTTGATTTATGATGCAGATGGCGATGCTAAAACAAGTTACGACCTGACTTATGTCGAAGGTAAATTAAATGTCAAAACCGTTAACGCAAATGTAGTTGCCGGCTCGGCCGCAAAGATGTTTGATATCCCCACAGATAAGTTTGATGGTCTTATCGGTGCTTATGATTTACAACTTTCAAACGGCTTACACAATGTAAGAGGTGATCTGCAAGTTAAAGCTGCTGCAGGTATCTCAGTAGATGAAGAAGGGGTCAGCTTGCAACTTGAGAAAGGTTGTGGTCTTGCACTAAAGTCCAACAAGCTTACACTCGATATTAGTCAAGTTAGCAAAATTAATGATAGAGGACAGAACGCCAGTGACGATGACTTGCTTTTATTAACTGATGTATCTGCTGGCTCAGTTAGAAGTACTACTCTTAAAAACATTTACGATGGATACTTAAAACTCAAAGTCCCTCATGCTGCTGGTAAATCTGGCGACATTCAGTTTAAAGGAAATGCTGAGTTTGATTCTTGTTCAAATCTTAAATATGATGCAGCAGAAAACACTTTAAAAGTCGAAGGTAAAATTAATGGGCAGAATATAATTGCTAGTGATAAATTAGTTTGTGAGGGCTCAGTCTATAATAGTATTAAGAGAATTACTGATTCAACACATGATGTTACTGAATCTGATTACACATTAATCTGTGACACACATAAAAATAAAATCACAGTGATGTTGCCCCCACCTTGTAATAACAAAGGAAGAGTTTTAGTTATTAAGAAGGTAAATTCAGACAGATACAAGTTAAATTCACAACCAGTTAAGATAGTGTGCGAAGAATCAAAGATTGACATAAGTGATTCTGTAATTTTAAAATCTAATTACTCCACAAGGACGCTACAATCTGATGGCGACACTTGGCATGTAATTAATAAGATAAGCTAATAAATGGAGACAAATATAAATGGCATATAATAGTTCAAAGGGACCACAAACCCACGGCGATGTAAAATTCGAGGGTGACGCCGAAGATACTCAAATAGATTTTGAAACAGATTTGGTTGCATTAAAAACCAATGGTATACAAAGATTTATCGTATCTGGTTCAGCAATTACTTCATCAGTTCCTATTTCAAGTTCAGCCGCCATATCAGCATCTGCATTTTTTGCAGATGGTGTTGCTGTCGGTGCTGCAGCTATATCTTCTTACACAAATGCTTCTAACAATAGAATTCTTACCTCAGTTGATTCTAATACAGTAAATGCTGAAGCTAATTTAACATTTGATAGTACATCAAAGTTTTTATTCTTATCAGGCAATGTGCAAGTTAGAAACCACATACCAAGCATGTTCTTTAGTAACAGTGCTGGTACCGGTTTAGCTTTATTGGGAGTTAACAGTTCTGATAACTTTGTGTTCCAAAACAACACCACTAATAAGCATATCGTTTTCAAAACTAATGATGCTGGTTCTATGAAAGAAGGCTTAAGAATTAATGGCGCTGTACCAGAAGTTGTCGTTAATGAAAGTTCTGATTCACTTATTGATTTTAGAGTTGAAAGTAATGCCAACACACATATGCTTTATGTTGATGGTAACGCTAATAGAGTTGGCGTAAATACAACAGCCCCATCACATACTTTTGCAGTCTCAGGTTCAGCCTCAGTATCTGGTAGCTTTATGGTTACTGGCTCTATGAGAGCTAAAGCATTGCATATGACACACCACAACTTTGCACATGGCGGAACTGCAGACGTTTGGATCCCTTGGAATTCTTTAATCGAGAACACAACAGACGGCGAAGAACACATGATGGTCACTCCTTTCTCTGGTCGTCTAGTTAAAATCATGTTTAGACCAGAAGATAATCAAAACGGCAATGTTACGATGAATCTTTACAGAGCACTCGATGGCACTAAATTAATTAGAAACGGTGCACTAGTAGAAGCAATCACTGTTTCCATGGGTTCAGCCGACGCAACAACCGCAACTTTTGCTACTTCAGGTTCGGATCATTTTGGGGCAGGAGACGCTGTTGGAATTAAACTGGATGTAAATGCAGCCCCCGGTGATTGTCAATTAACTTGTGTGTGGGAATTTAATCAAAGCTAGCTTTTAATTGAGTAGTCAAAAAAATGGTGTTTCGTATATAAAAGCACTATTTATTTTGAACATTTCTCATATTAGGAGCACTATTAATGTCAAGTTTATTAAAAGAAGCCATCGTCGATGCTAAGGCGTTGCGTGAATCAGCACTTAAAAACGCTGAAACGATCGTTATTGAAAAGTATTCTAGTGAAGTTAAAGAAACTTTAGAAAAACTTTTAGAGCAAGAAGATGACTTAGGTCTTGGTCTTGGCGGCGATGAAGCTGCCCCCGAAGCCGGCGCTGACTTAGGCGCTGATTTAGGCGCCGATACAGGATTGGAAGCAGATCCTTTAGCTACGGCCGCTGAAGAACCAGCACCGGTTGTCGGTGAAGAAGAAACCAATGGCATCACTGACGAAGAAATTCCTCTCGCAGCAACTGACGACTTGTCCGACATGGAAGGCGATAACTTAGATGACTTTTCTTCGGAAGGCTCCACCACTGAATTGACAATTGACTTAAGTGCTTTACAAGAAAGTTTGCAAGAACTTGCAGGCTCTATTGAAGAAGACGAAGAAATTGAATTAACTGAAGAAGAGCTTGCTGATGTTTTGTCTGAAGACGAAGAAGAATTAAATGAAGAAGAAGAACTTGAAGAAGCTGCCGAGAGTGATGATATAGAACAAATCGATGAGGCAGACGATGATGAAGATGTTAACGAAGAACTTGATTCTGACGCACTTGTCGCCGCAATCATGGAAAAACTTACCGTTGACATGGGCGCCGATCTTGCCGGTTGGGCTGGTCGCCGCGAAGAAGACAAAGTTTATCAGATGGAAAAAGAAATGGCTCATCGCCGTTCTACAGATGTAGAAGAAGAAATGAAAGATTTGAAGAAAGCCCAAGAAGAGTTGGTATTTGAGAATAACCAACTTACAGAAAAGCTTTCAAAGTACGAAGCAGCAATTAGCGAATTGAAAGAAGGTCTTCAAGACACTAACCTTTCTAATGCTAGACTGCTTTACACGAACCGTGTATTAAGAAATACCTCGCTGAATGAGCGACAAAAAGATAAAATTGTCGAAGCAATTTCTGATGCTGGTTCTGTAACAGAGGCGAAGACAATCTATGATACGCTTCAAAGCACAGTGGAGGCTAAGCCTAAGCGCAGCCCACAATCACTGAGCGAAGCAATTAGTCGTCGTTCTACTGTTATCCGTGCGACTCGTGAAGAGTCCACGTCGTCCGATCCTTTCCAAGATCGGATGAAAAGACTAGCTGGAATTAAATAAACAATAAATTATAAAAAAAAGGAGGTGATTTAATTATGTCTAGTATTATCGAAAGATTGACAGAAGGTGTTGTCAATCGTGATATGCGTGCTGAAGGTTCCGCTCTTCTCAACAAATGGGAGAAGACAGGGCTTCTTGAAGGTCTTAATGGAGAACAACAAAGAAACTCGATGGCACGCTTGCTTGAAAACCAAGCAAAGGAACTCCTCCGCGAAGCAAGTACTCTTGCCGCTGGTGATGTTGAGGGCTTCGCAGCCGTTGCATTCCCCATCGTTCGTCGCGTTTTTGCAGGCTTGATCGCAAACGATCTTGTTTCTGTCCAACCAATGAGCTTACCATCCGGTCTCATTTTCTTCCTTGATTTTAGGTTCTCGCCTAACTCTGGAGACAAGGCTGCTGGTGGTACTTTCCCTCGTATGGGTAATGATTCGGATGATTCGATTTACGGTACCGATCGAGTTGGTAGCCAAGTGACTGGTGGTGTTAACCTTGTTGATGCTGCTACTTTGGGTGCTGCTGGTTCGGGTCCAATTCGTGATGGTGGAACTGGTTATGCTTATGCATCTCCAAGTGGTTCTAACAGTTCCGGTGGTAGCGCTTCCGATATACCCGCTTCTGCAAATACAAAGACACGCGTCTTTCTTCTGAATGGCAGCGTTTCTGAGACTGAT